ACGACTGCGCGCAGATCTATTGGCTGCTGGAAAACTACGGCGGCATGGACAACGCCGAGCTTGCGCAGTTCCGCGACCGGCTTAAGCTGCAGCACATTGCCGTAGCGGACACCTCCAACGGCGGAAAGGTGCAGGCCTACACGCAGGAGGTGCCGTATCAGGCGCGTCAGACCTTCCTCGACCAGCTGCGTCAGGGCATTTACGAGGATTTCGGCGGCCTGAACGTGAGCAATATCTCCGCGGCGGCGCAGACGGCTACGCAGATTGACGCCGCATACCAGCCCCTCGACGAGAACGCCGACGATTTTGAGTGGCAGATCATTGACTTTGTACAGCAGATCCTCGCGCTGATGGGCATTGATGACACGCCGGTATTCAAGCGAAACCGCATCACCAACCAGATGGAGCAGGTTCAGATGGTCGTGATGGAGGCTCCGTACCTCGATGACGAGACCATTCTCAAAAAGCTGCCCAACATCACCCCCGACGAGGTGGCGGCAATCCTTTCGGCCAAGGACACGGCCAGCCAGAGCCGGTTCGTCCGCAGCGATTCGCCCGAGGAGCCGACGGAGCCCGAGGACGGTGACATCTGATGCGCGATCTCGGCCACGAATGGACGCAAAAGCGGATTGACGAGCTGGAAGAGCGCATCCGGGAATCCTATCGGGAGGCCATTGACGACATTCAGGCCAAGATGGACGCGTTCATCGCCCGTTTCGCCGCCAAGAATGAGGAGCTGCTCAAGCGTCTGGAGGCGGAGAAGATCACGCCGGACGACTACAAGATGTGGCTGGCGGGTCAGGTGTTCCAGAAAAAGCGGTGGCAGGCCACACTCGACGATCTGACCGACACGCTGGCCCGGGCCAACGAGCTGGCGATGCAGATCATCAACGACGCCGTGCCCGAGGCGTTTGCGTACAATGCCAATTGGGCTACGTACACCATTGAGAAGCAGCTGGACGCGAAGGGGTACGACCTGAACGTGATCCCGCACAGGGCGAAAGCCGCGCCGCAGATTCCCTCGTCCGCTTCCGGAGCGGTGAGTTTCGGCTTCGGCCTGTACGACCGGGACACAGTCAAACGCCTGCTGCGCGACGAGCCCAAGCTGCTGCCGCCCTCCCGGGTGGATATCCCGAAGGACAAACAGTGGAACATGGGCAACATCACCCGTCAAATTATGCAGGGCATTGTGCAGGGCGAAAAACTTGAGCAGGTGGCTCAGCGGCTGACGAAGGTAGCCGACATGAACATCGATTCCGCGCGCACCCACGCCCAGACGGCCATGGGGGCCGCGCAGAATGCGGGAAGGCTGGAGAGCTACCGCAGAACCCAGCGGCAGACGGGCTATACCGTCGAGCAGGAATGGATTGCCACGCTGGACGGCTATACCCGCGAAGCTCACGGCAAGCTGGACGGCCAGCACAAGCCCGTGGGAGATCCGTTTGAGGTGACGCACAAGGGCAGGACGTACAAGATCATGTATCCGTGCGATCCGGCCGCTGCGCCGTGCATGGTATACAACTGCCGCTGCACCACGGGCGCATGGCTGCCTGACTTCCCGGACGAGAATGCCAAGCGGCGCGACGACGACCCGAACCGCGTGCCGATTAAGGATATGACGTTCACGGAGTGGATGATGGCCAAGGGCGCGGCCGACGGCGGAGAACGGCAGAGAAAAAAGCAGACGCATCAGAAGACGGGCCAGTCCGGCCAGAAGATCATTTCACAGGCGTTGTACAACCGGCTTATAAAAAGCGCGGTCAGCGCCGGCGCACACATTGAACGGAACGAAGCGGCAGAGCGGCACCTTGACATGGTGGGCGCGAGTGCATCTCAGCTCGGAGACGTGCTGTTCTTCAGGCGGGAAGCAACAGTTTCGGACGTGCTTGAAGAAGTGCATCACTTCCAGCAGCGCAAGGAAGGGCTGAACGCGGACAAGCCGCCGCAGCTGCAGGAGATTCTGAATGAAATCGAGGCGAAAAGATACTTGATTTCTGTGGCGGAAAGGTATAAAATACCCGTAGAGGAAACGGAAACGACGAAGATTCAGCTGGAGGGGTATCTGGCAGATCTGGAAAGGTGGGAAGCGGACCATGAAAGTGACTGAAAGCATGGTCGTGTTCGGGCATACGCTGCTGGCCTTTGACGGCTGGATTCCCGCTGATGCGGTCGGCGTTGTAATCGAGGGGAAAGAACACCTTTTTGTGCCCGCTTACGATATCGGAAAAAGGCTCGCGGTAAAGGGAGAATACTTCCTTGCGGGAGCGGATTTAGCCTTTGTACTGAAGAACAGAACCTGAACCACCTTGCTTCGGCACGGTGGTTTTTTGATGCAAAAATCAAATCCGCAGGCGCTTGCGGGTATGAGAGGGGTGAGAAAATGGCGGATGTGGAATTTGTGGATAACTCCGACGAGGTTCTGAACATGTTCGCAAGGGCGCGCGCGGATGCGCTGGATCTGATTGGGCAGCGAATCGTAAGGCACGCGAAAAAGCTCTGTCCCGTGGGCAATGTGGACAGCGTGGGCGGCTGGGCGAAGAAGAACAAAAAGGGCGAGGCCGTTTACCGCGGCGGCACGCTTCGGCGAAGTCTCACCTATTACGTTGAAGGCGACGAGCTGGTGGTGGGCAGCAATGTGGAGTATGCGCCCTACGTTGAGCTGGGCACCGGCCCGCACTTCAAGCCGCCCCCGGAGTGGGAGCAGTTTGATGTGCCTAAGAGCAAGGGAATCGGCCACAGCTACGTAAAGCCACGGCCATTTCTGCGCCCGGCGATTGAGGACCACAAGGCCGAATACGAACGGATTTTCCGCGATGTGGCAACAGGAAAACTACACCGATAAAGAGGCAGCGAAGCACCGCTGCTTTTTTAATACAACGATCCAGGGAGAGGAACTTCCCCCGAAGAAAAGGAGAGATCGATTATGGCACTGACCAGAAAGCTGCTGAAGGGCATGGGGCTGACCGACGAACAGGTCGACACCATCATTGAGGCACACACCGAGACCGTGGACGGCCTGAAGGAACAGGTCAACACCTACAAGACCGACGCTGCGAAGGTTCCGGGCCTTGAAAAGAAGCTCAGGGAAGCGGAGAGTTCCGGCGGCGAGGACTGGAAGGCGAAGTACGAGAAGGAACATTCGGACTTTGAGACCTTCAAAAGTGATGCAGCGGCCAAGGAAACTGCCGCCGCAAACGAACGGCTCTTCCGTGCGGAGCTGAACGCGCTGGGCATTACCGGCAAGCGCGCCGATCAGATTGTGAAGGCCACCAATCTGGCGGACTTCGAGGTGAAGGACGGCGCATACGCTGACGCTGCGAAAGTGCGGCAGGCGATCCGCGACGACTGGAGCGAGTTCGTTCCCACCACCACCCCCGGCAAGGCCAAGGTGGACACGCCTCCGGCCAATACCGGCGGCAAAATGACCCGTAAAGAGATCGCGGCGATCAAGGATCCTGCCGAACGCAGGGCGGCGATCGCTGCAAACATGGAAGAATTTGGAGGTAATTGAAAATGGCTGCAGAAGTGAACCTGATCAAGAAGGCTGATCTTGCGCGCGTTCGCGAGATCGATTTTACCCTGATGTTTGAAGAGAGCATCAAGAAGCTGATGGAGGCCCTTGGCGTGACCCGCAAGATCGCCAAGCAGGCCGGCGCTGTACTGAAGAGCTACAAGGCTACCGGCACTCTTCAGAGCGGCGAGGTTGCCGAGGGCGACGTCATTCCGCTGTCCCATTACGAGACCGAGCCCGTGAACTACGGCGAAATCACCCTGCTCAAGTGGCGCAAGGCCACCAGCGCGGAGGCGATCGTCGAGAAGGGCTACGATCAGGCCGTGACCATGACCAACAACCGCATGCTGCGCGACGTTCAGAAGGGCATCCGTTCCCGCTTCTTCGACTTCCTTGCCACCGGCGAGGGCGCAGCGTCTGGCACCGGCCTGCAGGCGGCTCTGGCGCAGGGCTGGGGCCAGCTTCAGGTGCTGTTCGACGACGACGACGTTCAGAGCGTCTACTTCATGAACCCGCTGGATGTGGCCGACTATCTGGGCACTGCTGAAGTGACCACCCAGACTGCGTTCGGCATGACCTACCTTGAGAACTTCCTGGGCATGGGCGACGTTTTCCTGAACGCATCCGTGCCGAAGGGCAAGTATTACGCCACTGCAAAGGAGAACCTGATCCTGTACTACATCCCCGTCAACGGCGCGGATCTGAATGAGGCGTTCTCCTTTACTTCCGACGAGACCGGCTACATCGGCGTCCACGAGCACGCTGATTACACCAACATGACCGCGCAGACCACTGTGGTCAACGGCATGGAACTGATGGCGGAGCGCATCGACGGCGTGGTCGTCGGCACCATCACCGCCGCGTAAGGAGGCCTGAGTCATGCTGGAAGCGATTCTGGACTATCTGCACAACTGGTTTCCCGTGAAGGGTGCGGCCCGCAGCGGAACGTTTGAGATCGCTTCCGGTAGGCTTGCGGTCGACGGACTGCTTCAGGGGCAGTATTACCGGATTCAGGGCAGCGTTTTCAACGACGGTCTGCATAAAAGCGGCGATGCGCTGAAGGACGAGACGTTCACCGGCACGGTTACGCCGCTGGCCGTGCCTGCCGTATTGGAGGAGCTGGCGGACGAGATCGAGGAATGGATCGCCGCCAATCCGGCCACGGACAAGATCTCGGAGAGCTTCAGCGGTTATTCCTATTCCCGCGCAAACGGCGCAAACGGAGCGCCGGGCGGCTGGCAGGCGGCATTTGCGCCCCGGCTGGCGCGGTGGAGGAGGCCCTGCGAATGATTGGGAATCTGATCGACGCATTCCTCACGCCCTGCGTGCGCCTCCTGCGCGGCGAACCCGTGCCGGACGGGCAGGGCGGATATACCGCCGAATGGAAGGCCGGAAAGGCGTTTCAGGCCGCTCTGACGGGCAAGACCAGCGCGCAGACGGTGAGCGCGGAAAAGCGCGGCGTAAGCGAAGCCTACACTGTAACCACGCCGGTCGGCGTGCATCTGATGGCCGACGACGTGTTCCGCCGCAAGGCAGACGGCGCGGTGTTTCGCGTCACATCCAATTACACAGACACAAGCCCGCCGAAATGTGCGGGCTTTTCCTTTGAACAGGTGACGGCGGAAAGGTGGGAACTGCCATGACGGCCACGGCTACGGCGCTGAACGCGTTCTTTTCCGGCTTTGGGCTGCCCGCATGGCCCGAGGGCTGCGTGCCGTTTGAGGCGAAGCTGCCCTACATCACCTACACGCTGGCGACGTCCGAATGGCACACGCCGACGCTTTTGCAGGCGCGCGTATGGACGCGGAGCCTGAGCTTTGAGGAGCTGAACCGCATCGTATCCCAAATTCTCGGCACGGTGGGCGAGGGCGTGCTGGTTCCTGCCGGAAGCGGCAGCATCTGCATCCGCCCCGGAAGCCCGCCGGCGCAGCACATGCCAATGCCCGGAGAGCCGGAGATGAAGGTGGCATACCTCAATTTTCAACTGAACAGCTATCACATGACAGGAGAGTGATAAACGATGATTACGGGTCTTCGAAGAGAAACCTTCCAGAACCTGCTGCTGAATGCGGGTCTGTTTGTGATCAATCTGGACTATTCCGCCTTCAAGACCGCCGCGGAGCTGATCGCGGCCCTGAAGGAGCTGGCGGCGAACAATACCGTCGTTGACGGCGTCGCCAAGACCGCCGCGCTGCTGGGCGCGACCATCGGCGGCGGCAGCTTCCAGGCAACACCCACCATGCGCGGCATTGAGGTGGACGGCAAGCGCTACGAATTCAAGGGCAGCCAGCAGAACGACGGCTGGACCATCCAGATGACCGGCACCCTCAAGGAAGTCACCCCCGGCACGCTGAAGACCGTGCTCGCCATGGCGGACGTGACCACCGCAAACGGCGTGAAGAAGGTCACGCTGCACACCGACGTCATGGACGCCGACTACATCGACAGCCTCATCTGGGTGGGCGACACCTCCCAGGGCGCGGCGCTGATCAACCTCAAGAACGCGCTCAACACGGCGGGCGCCAGCATGACCTTCACCGACAAGGGTGAAGCCACGCTGCCGTTCACCTTTGTAGCCCATCAGGGCAATGTGGACGACTACGACATCGCCCCCGTCGAGATTCTGTTCTTCGACGGCGCGGCGGCTGCAGCGGCCTCCGCAGAGCCCGAGGCGGACGCTTCCGAGCCTGCGGCTTATGATCCCGAAACGGCAGAAGAATAACACCGACACGGCGGCAGATGCACTCTGCCGCCGTTTTTGCGAAGGAGGAATCGAAGTATGAAACTTTCCGAAATGAACACCGTGCAGCTGGCGGACGCGCTGGTGAAGATCGCCGCGCCGATGGAACGCATCGGCAAGGATGAGGAGCTGAACCGCGCCATGTCCGAGGCCGTGGAACGCCTCCGCGCCGGCGGCATGACCAAGCTGCAGCACAACGCCGCCATGCTGGGCATGCTGATCCCCGCGCTGCTGGAACGCCACCGCGCCGACACCTTCGCGGTTCTTTCCGCGCTGACGGGCAAGAGCGTGCGGGAGATTGAAGACCAGCCCGGCGTGCAGACGCTGGCGGACGCAAGAGAATGTCTGGACGGGGATCTGCTGAGTTTTTTCAGATAACCCGGCTCTACGGAAGCCGGGAAGTGATATCCTGCGTGGCCTGTGAGCTGCGCGTGGTCTCTCTGGCCGCGCTTTCGGCGCGCCTTGAGGTAAACGCCCGCCGGGAATTCTGGCGTGGCTACACGGCAAACACGTTGTGGAACATAGCGCAGGGGCTGGCGGCAGTCACCGGCGCACGGTATGAGGCGCAGCCCTATACCTCGATCATCAACGACCGCCCGAGGGAAGAACGCTCCGGCGCGCAAATCGTGAGCGATGTGCTGGGTATGCTGGAAAGGAGCGTGGAGTTCGATGGGTCTGTTTGATCTGTTCAACCTGACGGCAAACGTAAAGCTCAATTCAAAGGATTACGAAATCGGCATTGCGAAGGTCAAGTCCTCGACCATCATGGTTGGTAACCTGATGGCTGACATGGTGAAAAAAGGCGCAAGTATGGGAGCGGGACTGGTAAAACTCGGCCTGACCTACAACATGCAGATGGAGGACTACACCACCAACTTCAGGGTCATGCTGGGCAGCATGGAGGCGGCGGAGGCGAAGGTCGAAGAGCTGAAGACCATGGCGGCAAAGACGCCGTTCGCCATGTCGGATCTGGCGGACGCCACGCAGACGCTGCTGGCCTTCGGCGTGGAGAGCGACAAGACCACGTCGATCATGTCCAAGCTGGGCGATATCTCGCTGGGCAACGCGCAGCGCATGAGCAGCCTTTCCAATGCCTACGGCAAGGCGGCGGCGCAGGGCAAGCTGACCGGCGAAGTGGTGCAGATGATGGTGGACGCGGGTTTCAATCCGCTGCTCCAGATTTCCGAAGCCACCGGCGAGAGCATGGAAAACCTGCAGAAGCGCATGAGCGCGGGCGCAGTCTCCGTTGATGAGCTGGACCTTGCGCTGCGGCGCGCCACCAGCGAGGGCGGACAGTTTTACCGGGGCATGGAGGAAGCCTCCAAGACCCTTTCCGGCCAGTTATCCACACTTGAGGATAACTGGAGCGCACTGCTCGGCGAGGCCATGAGTCCGGTGAATGAGCAGCTGAGCAGCAAGACGCTGCCGGCGGCCATTGAGGCGCTGGACAAGCTCAGCATGGCCCTGTTCGGCGTGGGCAAGGATGCGGAGACTGCCAAGAGCAAGCTGTTTATCGACTCGGAAGGCAACGAGCAGGATCCTTCCAAGAACCTGCTGACGTGGGTGAGCGACCTGATGGCCGAATGGACCAACGGCGTAACCGAGGACGACGCAACCGTTACGGCCTATGTGGAAAAGTTCAACGCCAATACCAACCTGATCAAAGATGCGCTCTGGAAGCGAATCAATGACACCTCCAATCCGATGACGGACGAAGAGTTGGAGGCGGCGAAAACCAAGATTACAGAAATCGAGGGCATGCAGGCCGAGGTGGAAGCCCTCCTCCAGAAGCGCGCAGGAGGCTATATCACCGAGGAGGAAGAGGCGCGGCTGAATACCATTCTCACCACGCTGGAAACCATGCAGACCGAGCTGGAAGCGACAGTGGGGTTTGATGAGAATGTCGTATCGCCGTGGGAGCGTTTTGTGGGCGTGCTGGGAGACCTGTCGGTCGATGCGATCACCGGCCTTACAGACGGGCTGCTCTGGATTTCCGAAAACGGCGAGGAAGTCAAGGGGCTTTTGACCGGAATCGGCATAGCGTTCGGTGTTGTATGGGCAGTAACCCATCCGCTGGGCACTGCGTTGGGGGTAGTTACTGCTGCAGGCGTCGCGCTCATAGCAAACTGGGAGGACATCAAAGCCAAGGCGGCTGAAATATGGGAGAACATAAGCTCGGCGGTAAGCGAGGAATGGGACAAGATAATCGGAAAAATTCAGACCGCGATTGACAAGGTCGCTGAGTTTTTCGGAATCCAGAAGGTAAGCACGCCAAAGATATCGACCGGCTCCAAGTCTATTATAACAGATCCTACGCAGGAAGCGCCCAGGCCCAATCCTGATTTCGTTGGCCCAATGCCCGCGATTCCCAGCAAAGCCGTCGGCATGGACTACGTTCCCTATAATGATTATCCCGTGCTGCTCCACGAGGGCGAGGCGGTTCTGACCAAGCTGGAGGCCCAGCAGTGGCGCACGGGCGGCAATGTGCAGCGCGTCGGCATCGATTACGAGCGCATGGCTTCGGCGATTGTGTCCGCGTTTGCCAACAGCGGCATCGGCTTCAGTGTGGGCGGCTATGAGCTGGCGACGGCTACGGCCAGCGCAAATTCCCGCGCAATCAACGCGCGGCAGAACGACATCAACATCGGGAGGGTGAGATTCTGATGGCATGGATCATATTCAACGGCGTCGACAGCCGCGACATCGGCGTGCTGATCGAGCAGCTGCCGGACTTTCACCGCCCGAAGCGGACCGTCACCTACACGCCCGTCAGCGGCCGCGACGGCAGGCTGGGCGTGGACGAGGACACATATGACGTATACCAGACGACGCTGCGGGTGAACTGCTTCGGCGTTCCGGTAAAGACGGTATACGCATGGCTGAGCGGTCGGGGCTGGATGACAACCAGCCTCGAGCCCGACCGCAAAGTAATGGTCGACCTGTACATGCAGGCCAGCGACAGCCACTACCGCCGCGCGGACGGCGGCGTGCTGGACACGATAAGTATTTCGGCATACTGCCAGCCGTACCGCTATTTCCTGCCGGACGCGGCGGCGGACGCGATCACGACCACGCCCTACACTATCAACAATCCCGGCACGGCGCCGTGCCGCCCGAGGATTACTATTCTCGGCACGGGAGACGTGACCGTGATGATCGGCACGGAATACTTTATGGAATTCGAGGGGCTTTCGGGCGGCGTGATCGTGGACTGCGAGATGCAGGAGTGCATGTCGCTAGATGAGATGCAGCTGCTCAACAGCATTGCCACGCTGGATGAGTTCCCGGTATTGAAGCCCGGGCGGACGGCGGTATCGTGGACGGGCAGCATTTCAAAAATCACTGTGGAAAAGAGGTGCCGCGACCTGTGATAACCATCCATTCCGCGACGGCGGACGATTTCTCGACGCTGGGCATTGGCGCGCTTTCGCCGACAGAGGCTGTGGTGGAGGAGCATGCCGGCGCGATGTACCAGCTGACCATGACTCACCCGCTGGATGAGCGGGGAAGGTGGAGGCATCTGGTGAAGTACAACATCATCAAAGCGCCATCGCCCACACGGGAAACGCCGGAGATCGCCATTTCGGGCAGCAGCGCGCAGACGGTGACGCGCCATATCTACAAGGTAGCCACCCCCAAGGGCGGCAGGCTGCATTTGCGTCAGCAGCCGAGCCTTTTGGCCAAGATCATTACCAAGTACAGACCCGGCACCGAGGTTGTGCGCGTAAGCAGAAGCGGAGACTGGGCAAGGGTTGTGGTGTGCAGCGGCGGCGCGGCGGGCTATATGTGGGCGGATTATCTGACATATGTGCGCACGGAAACCGAAACCATCGGCACGGATGCGCCCGGAAAAGTAATTCTGCCGCGCCAGACCCGGGAGCAGCTGTTTCGTATTTCCAAGGCGGAGAAGGATGATGCAGCGGGACTGGTACGCGTGACCGCGCTACACATCTCCTTCGATCTGGCCTACAACGCTATTGTAGGGGAAATGAAGCTGGAGAATGTTCCGGCGGACGAAGCCGTGGCGCGGATCCTTGCGCAGGCCTGCGACGAACATCCCTTCTCGGTATACTGCACCGACACGGCGGCTGTATCAGGCGATTTTACCGGAAAGAGCGTAGCTGCGGCCCTGTGGGGAGACGGCGGCGTGCTTGCGCAGACCGGAGGAAGGCTGGTGCGCGACAACTACGACATATTTATCCTGGCTGATGAAGAGCGCGATCTGGGCGTGGAGATCCGGCACGGCAAGAATCTGACCGGAGCGATTGCCACCGAGGATGTGAGCGGCACGGTAACGCGCATCATTCCGATAGGCAAGGATCAGGCCGGAAATATGCTGATGCTGGAAAATCCGGTGTACGTAGAAAGCCCGAGAGCTTCCCTTGTGCCGGTCGTGCGCTCAAAGACGGTGGAATACAACGTGCAGGTGGGCTTAAACGGCGTGGAGGACGCCATATCGGCACAGGGACGCCTGATTGAGCTTGCCCTTGCCGACTTTGAAGCAGGGGCAGACGGGGCTGTGGTGGGCCTTGACGTGGACTTTGTGCAGCTGGAAAACACGCAGGAATACGCGCAGTATGCGGATTTGCAATCCATCCACATGTATGACACAGTGCACGTCATCAGCGCGCGCAGCGGCATCCGCTCGGCGGTACGCATGACCGGTTTTCGTGCGGACGCGCGCGCAAGGAAGCCGCGGTATATTGAGGTGATGCTCGGCGTCATTACGGATTATCAGACCACTGTATTTGGATATGACATAGCCGACGGCACAGTATCCGGAACGAAGGTGCTTCCGGGGTCCATCGACGGCGGAGCCATTGCAAACGGCGCGCTGGATTATGTGAAGCTGAACAAAGCGGCGGTCGACCTGCTGGCGGCGGACGCGCTGCATGCGGTAGAGGCCAATATCGATACGCTGGTTGCTGGAAAGCTGACAGCCGATTCGCTGGCTGCCGGGTCGATTACCACAGAAAAGCTGGCTTCGGGCTCGGTTACGGCGGACAAAATGGCGGCAGGCGTGCTCTCCGCCGATCTGATCGCGGCAGGCTCGATTACAGCCGACAAGATCGCTTCAAAGACCATTACGGCGGCGCAGCTGGCGGCGGGACTCATTACTGCGGACAGCGGACTGATTGCCGTGGGCGCCATTCAGACGGCGCAGATCGCCGACGGCTCGATTACCTCTGCAAAAATTGTGGAGCTGAATGCAGACCTCATCAAGACGGGCACGCTGTCGGTGGAGAGGCTGCTGATCGTAGGCGATGATGGTCTGATCTACCGGATCAATGCCACGTCAGCGGGGCTTACGGCTTCTGAGCTATCAAAGGAGCAGTACAGGAACTACATCAACGGCAGCGTTATCGTTGCCAAGTCAATTACGGCAGCGCAGATCGCTGCGCAGACCATTACGGCGAACGAGATCGCCGCCAATACCATCACCGCCGCACAGATCAACGTATCCAGCCTCGTTGCTGATCAGACGTTCATCAATGAGATAAACGCCCTTGCAGGCTCGCTGGATCTCAAGGCCAATGAAAGTGTGAATATCATGATCGGCACCGCCACAGGTCCGCTGGAGCGAGACGTTGCCGACGCCAAGAACAACGCCTCTGCCGCGCTGGACGCAGCAGGAAGCGCCTTGGAAAGCGCAGACAGTGCTCAGGCTGCTGCACAGGCCGCCAGTGCGGCGGCGGGGAATGCGCAGTCCGCGGCAGATGGAGCCAAGAGCGACGCTTCTGCGGCGCTGGACGCTGCCGGAGCGGCAATCGAAAACGCCTACAGCGCACAGTCCGCTGCGGCCGCGGCCAATACAGCGGCGGGGAATGCGCAGTCCGCAGCAGATGCGGCACAGTCCGCGGCAAATGATGCAAAGAACGATGCCTCTGCTGCACTGAACACAGCCGGAACCGCGGTAGAGAGCGCAAACAGCGCACAATCTGCCGCAGACGCTGCCAATACGGCAGCAGGAAACGCGCAGTCCGCAGCAGATGCAGCAGGCATGGCGGCTTCGAATGCGCAGGCCACGGCAGATCGGGCAGGTGATGCAGCGTCCAATGCAAACAGCATGGCTATGGGCGCGGTATCCTCCGCGCAGGAGGCGGGCGCCAACGCTTCACAGGCCCAGCAGACGGCCAATGCAGCAAATGCCAACGCATCACAGGCCCAGCAGAGTGCAAATGCGGCGCAGGAAACGGCTGACGCAGCCAACGGCAAAGCCGACGCCACCGACGCCAAGCTGGCCATGTGGTTCCGGTTTGATGAGGACGGACTTGAAACAAGCAAACGGGGCTCAACCTATTCGACGCTTGTGGACGACACCGGATTTCACATTCAGCAGCTGGGCGAGCGCATCGGCAGCTTTGCCAAGCGCCAACTGGCGGCAGAAGCGGTGCGCGTGGGCAAGGTGAACACCGCTGAACGCCGGATCGTTATGCGAGAAGCGGCTGACGGCGGCATTGTATTCAACAGGGAGGGTGCAGCGACATGAGTACGTTCAATATATCGGCTGACCGGCTAGGTTATGTAAACCGTGCATCCTACAGCAGTTGGAACACAAAGGGCGCATCACAGGGTGCGGTTGTCGGAGGGTATCCCCGGGTAGGCGCGCTGGTATTCTCCGCACTGCGCAGCAGCGTGGAATGGGCGGATCAGGAGATCGGTGCAATCCGGTTGACGCTGACCTTCTCGCAAGCGGGCTTAAACAGAGAAAAAACTCTGTACATGTACAAGGGCACGCAGAACGCTCTGACCGGAACCGGCACGGCCATGCTGGGAGAAGCCATCGGCACGGCAAAAACCAACGGAACAGCGTACACCAGTACGAGAACCATCCTTTTTTCCTCAGAATCCAATCCAGCGGCGTTTGCAAAGCTGGTTGAATGGATTCAGAACGGTACGACAAACACCCTTGCACTGTATGTGAACGAAGCTGCGTCAGACTACGACTGGTCTACCAATTACCTGTATATTTCGGCAGCTGCGCTGTCTGTAGATCACGAGGTGAAGGGCAGCAAGGGAGATCTGAGCGCGGATGCGGTGGAAGCCGGATCGTCGATCACCCTGAAAATTGAGCCAATGGAGGCTGAAGGCACGGTAACGCACAAAGTGCAGTGGAAGTTCGGGAGCCTTGCCAGCGTAACAACGATGCTTCCTTCAACGACGACGGTAAGCACCTATACCGTGCCGCTGACGTGGCTGGCCCAGATTCCGGACGCACTGAGCGGAAAGGCGCAATGCGTACTTACGACGCTTGTGGACGGTGTGCAGAAGGCGCAAAGGTCAATTCCATTTACTGTGAACGTACCCGAAAGCGTGGTTCCGGAGTTTACCGCCAGCGCGGCAAGCAGCGGCACTTCAGGCGGATATTACCAGTATATCGGCGCGGCGATAATCTCGTTTGCAGACATAAACCTGCCCTACGGTGCAGACGCCGTGGCGTTCCGGATTGCCGGGGCTGAAGGAGTAACTGCAGCGGCCAGCTCCGTGACGACTGAAAAATTCCAGACTTCAGGAATGCATACCTATACGCTGACGCTGACCGACAGCCGCGGGCGCAGCACTACGCACAAGGTCAGCATTGACGTAAAGGCAGTTGCGTTGCCGCAGATTACGGAATTCTCGGTACAACGGTATTCCTCGCGCGTGGACGACGGCGGAAGCACCATATATGAGGCCAGCACCGACGGAAACAAGGTGTGGGCAACCATAGCGGCCGCAGTAGACCTTGCGGGCGGAAACAACACGCCGTCGGCATACATCCTGTACGGGCCCGAGGATGGCACACAGAGCCGGGTATATCTTTCATGGCCGAGCAGCGCAGCAGCCTACAATGTGGAGAACAGCCGCACGCTGATTACCGCCGTCATTCCGCTGGACGATGCATACGACTTTGAGCTAGTGGTATCGGACGAGCATACCTCCGTAACCGCGTCCTCTCGCGTGGAGCAGAGCTGGGCGATACTGCATATGGCGGGAAACGGCAAGGGCGTTGCGGTAGGCATGTATTCCAC